AACACATGGGAACATGTAATTTTAGGTATTCTGTCAATGGAAATGTATGTGCCCATGTGCTATGCTAATATCATCAAAGAGAACAGAACAGCCAAGGCAGAGCTTAGACAGGGAAAGGAGAAATCACATGAAGGATATAAGGACAACCCGCCAGACAGTAGCAACCATGGCAAACCAGTTACACAAACTCGGATATTCTTTATCCCAGGCATTTAAAACTGCATGGAAACGTGTTAAGGAATCCATGACCTGCAGAGTATCAGGTGTAACGTATGAGAACCGCCAGCAGTTGTTAAAATACATTGCCGGCCAGAAAGAAGATGACCTGACCGTATACCTTAGACGTGACAAGGCTAATACCTATGACAGGTATGCCGTAGCGGTTGTGATAGGGATAAAGGGCATAGGATATGCACACATTGGTTACCTGGCAAAAGGCCTGGCTCAGAGCATGGCGCCGGTGCTTGACAAAGGCATACAGGTAAAAAGCACTTTAAAACAGATTACCGGGGGATATGGTTACAAAGAAGCCTTCGGGGCATTGATAAATATTTCAGTATAGGGGGGATTCATATATGGCAAAAAGAACACCGCTGAAAGCAATCCGGGCCAAATGTTTAGAGTGCAGTTGTGGACAGGTGAAGGAAGTAAAACTGTGTCTTGTAAAAAAATGCCCCCTATATGAGTATAGAAACGGCCACAGGCCTTTGGTGGAGGAAAACACCGCTGAAAGCATTTAAAATAAAAAACCGTGGGCTAGCGCATAGTTTTTTAGCATAGAAAGGGAATATAAGGAGGCAGGGAATGGATTACAGCAGTTTAACGATTGAGGACTGTATCAGGAAACTGGAGCAGGAAGGCATGTCCGCCGTCATTGAAGACGGGGAAGTTACCGGATTTATAAAAGAATAGAAAATGCCCTTACCAGAACGGCCATTCTGATAGGGGGGCAGGTATTCCAGCAAACGTAAATATGTGTGTCCATATACAGAATGAAAGGAGTTGGGACAGTATATAGTATACTCTATTTAATGAAATATCTAACGAAAACGCTTTAAAAATTCATTCAAGTGTGCTATTATTGTGGTATCCATAAAAGAAGGAGGAAACCATATGTCGATAACTGATAAAGTGAAGGCTGCTATGGTTGTCCGTGGGAAAAAGAATAGGGAGCTTGCCCAGTATCTTGAAATTACAGATCAATCCCTTAGTAATAAGTTTAACAGGGGGAGTTTTTCAGCAGAAGACTTGATAAAAATAGCAGATTTTACAGGGGCGACGCTGGCACTGGAATATGACGACGGAAATAAAGTTACTTTTTCAACGGATGACATCAGACATTAGCAGAATCCAAAGACAGAGGACACTTGATTGATAGGTGTCCTTTTTGCTTTGAGTAAAAAATTCATCAAAAACGTGTAAAAACTACTTGACAATATACTCAAAATAGTGTAATATGTAACCATAAACAAAAAGGAATTCACAAAAGCAACCGGGAAAGCCGAAAGCCCCCAAAACCATGAGCCATATACCTGTGAGTGAACGATTACGGAATCAATAGCCAGGAAGATGCTCATGGGGTTGCATGAAAGGAGAACATACCATGACAGAAAGAATAATTGAAAACCGTGTTAAGAAATTACAGACCATTGAAGCACAGATGAAAGAACTGGAAGCCCAGGCTGAGGAATTGAGAACTGAAATCAAGGCGGAGTTAGAGGAAAGGGGAGTTGATGAACTTAAGACTAAGAACTTCATTATCCGCTGGAAAGAAATTATCAGTAACCGAATTGATAGTAAGGCATTGAAAGCAGCGCTTCCAGATGTTTACAGTCAGTTCGTAAAGCCTACCAGTAGCCGGAGATTCACGGTAGCGTAAACAAAATGCCCTTACCAGAACGGCCATTCTGATAGGGGCAGGTAACCCAGCAAACAAGCAAATTTGAGGGGTATGCAGGAATTATAACATTCCTGCTGCCTCTTGTCAAAGGAAAGAGGTAGGTAAAATTGCAGAATACAGAAACAGCCAGGGAGGCCACGGCTTATGCAAAAGTCGTGAATATCAGTGATTATAAGGGCAGGAAGGAGGAAAAAGCAAGGGTAAAGCAGAAGAAAATCCAGTCAGCAGATAAAAAGTTTGCCGCACTTGGGGAAACGGGCCAGCGGAAAGTATTATGTTATATGATTGGATACATGGAAGCATCAAAAGACTTGCTCACATCCGGAAAGCCAGGGCGTGGCAATGAGGTATCTACTATTTTCCAGGAAATGGAAGAGCTGATAAATGAGTCCTGGAAAGAGAATCTGCTGGCCAAAAAGAAAGGCGTATAGGAAAAAGGAGGAACAGACAATGGAAGGACATAAAGTGTTTTGTACAGCGGCAGACATAGCCGCAGACCTCTCCATCAGCGGGGAAGAGGCTGTGAAACTGGTAAAGGCAATGCAGAGGAATTTGAAGGCAGCAGGCACGATGGTAATGCCCGGCAAAGTACCTGCTGCCTGGTATGAATCACAAAAGGAAGGAGGTTTTATGGATATAGGGCAGCAGGAGGAACGCATACCGCTGACAGAGCGGAGGCTTTTGAGCATTAAAGACTTCCAGGAATATGCCGGGGGGATAAGCGACGGGAGGGCCAGGAAGCTGGTAAAAGAGATTGGGGCGTCCGTTTACATTGGGGACAGGTTATTAGTGGACCGCATCCGGTTTGAGGAATGGTGTACAGCCCAGAACCAGCAGGAGCGGCAGTAGAAAACGAAGGGGAAGGAAGGGGGTGGAAAAGTAAAGGCTCCCGCCATGCTGCAACATGGGAGAGCCTGAAAGGAGCCAAGGCGCATGATAAGGCACGCCGAAGCATTAATATTATAACCAAAAATAAAATTGTTCACAAGAAAAACTGAATATGGAATGAGGCGGTCCTGCTGCCTCTTTGCGTAACAGGAAGGAGCTGGAATATATGGCAGACAGTAAGAAAGCTTTACCGCCCGGGGTTTCTATTCGTAAGGATGGCAGGTACCAGGCAAGGTATACCTTTAACGGCCAGAGACATACGATTTACGGCAAAGACTTGAAGGAAGTCCAAAAGAAGCTCAGGGATGCAAAATATGAAATAGACCATGGCATTTATGCCAAGCCGGACAGGATAACGGTGGATGAATGGTATCAGACCTGGATAAAAGAGTACCGGAAAAACATTGTCAGGGAATCCACATTTGCTAGTGATACGCATTATTACAGGCATGTGAAAGGCATGATTGGACAGATGAAGCTGCAGGCAGTGCGCCCGGAACATATCCAGCGGATTATAAACAAGATGCTGGGAGAAGGTTATTCCGTGGGGTATATAGGAAAAATAAAGGCTTTTTCCAGCCTTCTTTTCCGCCAGGCATATTTAAATGGCATAATTATGACAAATCCAGTGGAGCGAACAGTACTCCCCAAAGCTGAGAAAAAGGAGAATGTACATAAAAGGGCCTTGACAGAAGAGGAACAGAAAAGATTCCTTGTGCATGCAGAACAGGAAAAACCGTTCTATGCGGATATTTTTTACCTGGGGTTTTCCACCGGGATGCGTATTGGGGAAATAACGGCCCTGGAATGGGGAGATATAGATTTTAAAAACATGGAAATCCATGTGAATGGGACAATGGTAAATATAGCAGGGGAAAAACTCCACAAAGGCCCGGTAAAGACGGCCAACAGCAAAAGGACGGTGCCAATGCTTGCAGAAATTGCCAAAAGGCTGAAACGGCATAAAGCCGAACAGGCAAAGCTGCGTTGGAAACTTGGGGAGAAATGGGAGCCGGCGGAAGGGCTGGAAAACCTGGTGTTCACATCACCATTTGGCAAACCACTCTGGAGGGTATCTGTTTCAAAGTTCATCAGGGAGATAATAAATAAAATGAACACGGAAGAGGAAGCCGCAGCGGAACGGGAAGAAAGGGAGGCATTGCGGATGGAGCTGTTCTGCCCCCATGCAATGCGTCATACGTTCGCAACAAGAGCATTGGAGAGGGGGATTCCGCCTAAGGTAGTACAAAGTTATCTTGGCCATTCGGATGTAAATATAACTTTGAACATTTATACTCATGTGACAGCTGAATTGGAGAGGGAGGAGATTGTAAAAATTGCAAACCAGTTTTAAGCCGGGAAAGGCAGTGGGCAAAAGGGCAGCAGGTGTCAGAATATGAGACTGCTGCCCTTAATTCATAAATGGTGTCAATGATGGTGTAAAACAGGATTTTATTTTATAGAAATAGTAAGAAATATAGGGATTTACAGGGGTTTATGAAAAAATGGGAACTATCGACGATTGATAGTAACTTGTGTGCGATATCGTCCCTCACAACAGACATTTTTCAGAAAAATACAATGTGGAAAACAAAACTTTCCATGATTCTGCTGTTGGCCGCCGGCATTACAGTAGCGAATATCCCGGGGCTGACAGTAACACATCTTTTCCTGATATATGGAACCCTTAGAGCTTCTACATTGTTGCCAACGGTTCTTACCCTTAAAGGCGTAAGGCTTGCGTCGCAGGGCATAGTGGCAGGAATTATCTCAGCCATGCTGATTGGACTGCCAGTGTTCGGGTATGGAAATATAAAGGGGATTGCCATTTGCAAGACCGCAGGAAGCCTTCTGACCGTTATCCTCTCCGGAGCCGTGGCTCTGGCAGTGAGCAGAAAGCGGGGTGAAAACCATGGGTGACGTACTTGGGAGAAAGCAGCGGATTAAAAATGAAGACTGGATGGAGACATTCGCAAAGATTGAAGAACTTGTCACTAAGGCAGAGCTGGATAAGCAGGTTAAGAAGACAGTGTCAGAGATAAAGAAAAAGACCAAAGGGAAGAAAGCCGCATTTGCGTGGAGCGGCGGAAAGGATTCCCTGGTTCTGGGGGAAATCTGCCGTATGGCGGGGATAGCCCCCTGTGTGCTCGTTATTTGCAATTTGGAGTACAAAGCATTTATAGAATGGGTGAAGGCTCACAAGCCGCCGGAATTGGAAATTATCAACACAGGGCAGGATATGAAATGGCTTGCTTCCCATCCTCAGATGCTTTTCCCGCAGGAGAGCAAGACTGCAGCCCGATGGTTTCATATTGTCCAGCACAGAGGGCAGGCAAAGTATTACAAAGAGCATGAGCTTGATATTATGCTCCTTGGACGGCGCAGGGCGGATGGAAACTATGTGGGAAAGGGTGATAATATATACACCAACGGGCAGGGCATGACAAGGTATAGCCCTTTGTCTGATTGGAGCCATGAAGAAATATTGGCATTTATCCACTACTACGGAGTGGAGTTGCCACCGATTTACGATTGGAAGAACGGGTATCTTTGTGGCACACATCCGTGGCCGGCAAGACAGTGGACTGGGAACACACAAGCCGCATGGGCAGAAATCTACGAAATAGACAAATCCATTGTAATTGAAGCCGCTGACAGCATCCAGAGCGCAAAAGAATTTCTGGATGCTTTAACTATTTGCAGATAGTTGTCATATGTCTAAAGCTCCTCCAAATAACAGGCAGGAGGATATGAACGTGGAAATAACCACCATGAAATTAACAGATCTGGTGAAACCAGAGAAGAATGTAAGGATTCATACGGAACAGCAGTTAGCAGAGTTCCAACGCAGTGTTAAAATGTTTGGCCAAATACGTCCTATAGTCATTGATGAAAAAAATGTTATTTTAGCAGGGAATGGCCTATATGATACCCTTATTGCTATGGGGAAGGAAACAGCAGAGGTATATCGATATGATAATCTCACTGAAAATCAGAAAAAGAAGCTGATGGTTGCCGATAATAAGATTTTCAGCTTGGGCATTGATAACTTGGATACACTAAACAGTTTTCTGGAAGATCTGCAGGGGGATCTGGATATTCCTGGCTTCGACGAAGAAATCTTAAAGCAGATGGTCTCCGAGGCTGAGGATATTACAGATAAACTATCCGAATACGGGACGCTTGATGAGGAAGAAATCCAGGCCATCAAAGAAAATGCAGAAAGAAAAGAAGAGCAGATACAAAAAATGGAATCAGAACAGGAGTCGGTGCCACAAGAAACAGTACTTACGCAGCCGGATTCTGTTACAAATGATAGCGAAGAGAAAACCGCCGAAGAAAGTCAATTCGTTATCTGCCCGAAATGCGGGGAAAAAATATGGCTATAAAAAGATGTAAGTCAAGCATTGATGTAGTGGAGGCCGCAAACATTAGGATAAAAAATGTTTTCAAAAATGGCCTGCCGGTGTATATGTCCTTTAGTGGCGGAAAGGACAGTCTTTGTCTCGCTCAGCTTGTAATGAATCTGATACAGGCAGGGGAAATCAATCCCGCACAGCTGACGGTGCAGTTCATTGATGAAGAGGCCATCTTCCCATGTATGGACAAAAAAGTTCGGGAGTGGCGCAAAAAATTTATGTTAATGGGGGTGAAGTTTGAGTGGTTTTGCCTGGAAGTGAAGCATTATAACTGCTTTAATGAATTGTCCAATGATGAAACCTTTATCTGCTGGGACAGGTATAAAAAAGATGTATGGGTAAGACAGCCGCCCGCATTTGCCATAAAAAGCCATCCATTGCTCCGTCCCCGTGTAGATGCATATCAGGATTTTCTGCCACGGGCATATTCCGGTGGGATAACAATAACGGGTATACGGACAGCAGAATCGGTGCAGAGACTTGTAAGCATTGCAACAATTACGCAGGGGGGCAGGCATATTACCAGAAGGCATCAGATTTTTCCTATTTACGACTGGAAAGACAATGATGTGTGGCTGTATTTGTATAAGGAAAAGGTAGATATTCCTGAGATATATTTGTTTTTATGGCAGTCAGGAACCAGCCGCAGAAGGCTCAGGGTGTCACAGTTTTTTTCTATTGACACGGCTAAAAGCCTGGTTCAGATGAATGAGTATTATCCAGATCTTATGGAAAGGATTATCAGAAGGGAGCCGAATGCATATCTGGCGGCACTGTACTGGGACAGCGAAATGTTTGGAAGAAATACTGCTGTCCGGAAGAAAAATGAGCAGGGTATGGATGAAAAAGATTATAAAGCTGCCCTTTTAGAATTATTTTCCGATATGGAAGGCAATTTCCCCACCCGGCATAAACGCTATGTGGCTGACAGGTATCGGAATTTTTTTATGAGCGTATCTTCCTTTGCGGATAATAAAGACTACAAAGAAATCTATGAAGGGATTATATCAGGCGACCCCAAATTGCGTTCCTGTAGAGCTTTATATCAGACTATATACGGAAGATATATTGAAGAGGCAAAGAGAAGGGAGCGTATAAAGGATGGACAATAGGTTAGCAGCGCCTCTTTCTACGCTTCAATGGGTTGCAAGGGGCAGGGTAAAACCGAACGATTATAACCCAAATAAAGTATCAAAACAGAACCTGGAACTGCTGAAGCAGTCTATACTTGCCAATGGCTGGACCCTGCCGATTGTGGTAAGGCCGGATTTTACGATTATAGACGGATTCCACCGTTGGACGATAGCGGGAGAAGAACCGCTGGTATCCATGCTAGAAGGGAAGGTGCCAGTTGTGATTGTAAAACATGAAGACAAAGCTGGAAATATTTACGGTACTGTTACACATAACAGGGCAAGAGGAACGCATCTGCTGGAGCCAATGAAGGCTATTGTAAAAGAATTGATGGATGAAGGGAAGTCTGTTAAAGAGATTGGCAGGCAGTTAGGAATGCGCCCGGAAGAAATATTCCGGTTATCAGATTTTTCCAAGGAAGATTTTTTGCAAATGATGATAAAACCTGGCCAGGGATTTTCCAAGGCTGAATTTATTACAAAAATTTAATTACCAAGTTTGGAGATGGATGAGAGGGGTTCGCTTACCCCTCTCATTTTGCAAAACAAAACAATAAGTGAGGTGGTGACAGTGGCAAGAGCAAGAAGCCCAGACAGTATTGAAGCAGAGAGACTATATCATAGCGGCATGAAATTAGTTGATATTGCAAAGAAATTGGGAATTCCGGACGGTACTGTCCGTAGGTGGAAATCTACCCAAAAGTGGGATGCGAATAATAACGGGAATGAGGAAAGCAAAACCGAACGTTCGCATACAAAGAAACCGAACGTTCGGAAATCAAAAGGGGCGCCCAGGGGAAATAAGAATGCTGTCGGGCATGCACCATCTGTACCGGAAAGAAACAAGAATGCAGAAAAGCATGGGGCCTTTTCCACATTATATTTAGATGCATTGGATGAAGATGAGATATCACTTATACATAACATGGGTGACCAGGAAGAAGATATATTAAAGATGCAGATAGGTGTATATTCGGTGAGGGAGCGGCATTTGATGCACAAGATTAAAGAGTTTGAAAACAGTCTTTCTAAGGGACTATATGTAAAAGGAACTCATACAAAAAAGCATTCGGTTTACGGAGAAGAAGGGAAGTCCTTGCCGGAAAGCATGGATGTCACTACTGAAACAGTGCATTGGATTAAAGGGTTGGTTGCGTTACAGTCAGAATTGACAAAAGTTCAAAGGGCCAAAACGAAATGTGTAGATTCGCTCATGAGGTTGCGAAAACTGGATGATTACGACAACGTCATGACAATGAAGAGAATAAAACAGGAAGAGGAAAGAATATCTGCTGACGAGGGTGGAGTTGATGAGATTCAGATATATATTCCAAATAATGGGCGTGATTAACTATGGTAAAAATATTAAAGCCGCAGGAAGGGCCGCAGGAATTGTTTTTAAGTACGTCTGCTGATATTGCAATATATGGAGGTGCAGCGGGAGGAGGGAAAACATATGCATTACTCCTGGAAGGACTGAGGCATATTTCTAATCCCAGGTTTGGTGCAGTTATATTTAGACGGCAGTCGATTCAAATAACCCAGGAAGGAGGTCTTTGGGACACAAGTTTTGATACATATGCAAGTATAAAGGGTTCCATACCCAAGACATCACCCAGGAGGCATTGGCGTTTCCGGTCCGGGGCACGAATAAGCTTTGCACATATAGATGGTGACAAGGATTTGGGCAAATGGCAGGGGTCACAGATTGCGTTAATTGGATATGACGAATTAACTCATTTCACGAAACATCAGTTTTTTTATATGCTGTCCCGAAACCGCTCCAGTTGTGGAGTAAAACCCTACATACGGGCAACCTGTAATCCGGATGCAGATAGCTGGGTCGCAGATTTTATAAGCTGGTGGATAGATGGAGATACAGGATATCCTATTCCGGAGCGAAGCGGAAAAATCCGCTATATGGCGCAAGTCAACAATGAAATAGTATGGGCCGATGACAAGGAACAGCTTATTACCCAGGGAGTTAACTGTAATGACATTAAGAGTGTCACATTTATTGCATCAACCATACACGATAATAAAATATTATTGCAAAATGACCCATCGTATCTTGCAAACTTAAATGCCCTTCCGTTAGTGGAAAGAGAACGTCTTCTAAAAGGCAACTGGAAAATAAAGCCGGCAGCAGGACTATTGTTCAAGCGAACAAAAGTCAACATGCTGGAAAACCTGCCCACCGATGTAATCCTGTGGGCAAGAGGATGGGATCTGGCGGCAACCTCCGAAGACGAGGATGGGGAGCCAGCATATACAGCAAGCGTCCTGATCGGCAAGCGGAAGAATGGCCGGTATATTGTTGCGGATGTTATAAACCGCCGCTGTGATTCCGCAGAGGTAAGGGAATTAATACGCATGACCTGTATAGCAGACAAGGCGAAATACAAAAGGGTTGTGACCCGTCTCCCGCAGGACCCAGGCCAGGCAGGCAAGGACCAGGCACAGAGTTTCTTAAAGCTTTTGGCTGGGTTCACAGTAAAAATACTGCCGGAATCCGGAGACAAAGTTACAAGGGCAGAGCCGTTTTCAGCACAGTGGCTTGGCCTTGAAGGTATGGATAAGGGAAATGTGGATGTGCTGATTGCTGACTGGAACGAAATGTATTTTAATCAGTTGGAGAGTTTCCCACAGTCCAAGTTTAAAGACATGGTGGATGCAGGCAGTTCTGCATTTAACGAAGTAGAAAGCGGCAGGACATATTCGGTGCCGCCTGTGGAAAATAGTCTTGGAAAGAGCAGTTATTGGAGGTGAGAAAGATGGATAATAAGCAGCTGACGGACCGGGATTTACATTGTATTGCACATTTTATTCAAGCTTATTTTTTGAATGAGAACGTTGAGTGTCTATATTGCAAATATGCTTTTTCATGCTCAGATGAATTTAAAAAGGCACATAATGTCCCATTTTTTAAATCGCTTAGTAAAATAGAGGAAATAACAGGAGTGAAAGTTGTTTCTTGGGATAGTGATAATCTAAACAGGGACATTTTGAACGGCTCATGGATTCAGGAGTACCCGGAACTTTTAGAGAAGTTCAAGAACATGTCTTTTGAAAAGCAGATGGAAATGCTTAGGAATCCAGATATTTTGAAATATAAAGATATTTTTCAGGAACAGGGAGGAGATAAATAAGATGGAAAATCAGCCGACAGAAAAAGAAATGATAAAAAAGTATTTGCTTGATATTTTAGGTAAAGCAGCTGGAGATGATGCAACTCCCGAGGTAGTTGAGATAGCCCCGAGAGTTGCAGAGATTTTGCTGGATATTATTTAGCGTTGTCTTCTGAACAGATTTTAAATACTGCGTTGTAGACGGCTTCAAACATTTGACCTATGTGTTTTCCAACATCAGCATTTGTAGTGCTTGGAGAGCTGTTGCTTAATTTTGCAATAACAATATCTTTGGTAATATCAACAGCATATTTTTGTGCATCAGTCATGCTTATACCTCCATTTCTTATGTACTCGGCGTCGGAAGCGCCTGTACTTAAATTATAGGGAATATAAGGATAGAAAGCAATGGAGACAAACCAACAGGGGGGGTGGATAAAGAAAATGGCCAACAATAAAGAAATCGGCCGCACAGGCCAGCGGCGGTACGGAGGGAACATATATGAAGAGTTCCTCCATGATTTAAGAGGGAAAAGGGGGATAGCGGTTTACTATGAAATGTCAGAAAATGACGATGTGGTAGGCGCTATCCTCTTTGCGATCGAAATGCTTGTGAGGCAGTGCGACTGGAACGTAGAGCCCGGCGGGGATACTGCCAAGGACAAAGAAGCGGCAGAGTTTGTAAAAAGCTGTATGGACGATATGCAGGACACATGGATAGACACAATTTCGGAAATCCTGTCATTTTTAACCTATGGGTGGAGTTTTCACGAAATCGTGTACAAAAGGCGCATGGGGCACACCAGGGACAAAAGAACCCGGAGTAAGTACAATGATGGACTTATCGGATGGAAGAAACTGCCTATAAGGGCACAGGAAACCCTTTACCAATGGGAGTATGACAATGAGGATAACCTTCTTGGCATGACCCAGAACCCGCCCCCGGATTACGGGATGTTTACGATACCCATGGAAAAAGCCCTTCTGTTTCGCACAAAAAGCAGGAAAAACAACCCGGAGGGCCGCAGCATCTTAAGGACTGCCTACCGCTCCTGGTATTTCAAACGCAGAATACAAGAAATTGAGGGGATTGGCATTGAGAGGGACTTGGCGGGGCTTCCGGTAATGCATACACCGGAGAATATGGATATCTGGAACAATGAGGACCCTAAAATGGTGCAAATTAAAGCAATATTAGAGGAATTTGTACGAAGAATCCGCCGGGATGAACTGGAAGGGGTGGTGCTGCCCTATGGATTTGAACTGGAGCTTTTAAGTTCTGGGGGAAATAGGCAGTTTGATACAAACGCCATTATCAGCCGCTATGACACCAGGATTGCAATGACGGTGCTGGCGGATTTTATATTTTTAGGCCATGAAAAAACCGGGAGCTGGGCTTTAAGTTCCGACAAGACAAATCTTTTTGCTATGGCTATGGGAGCTTTCCTGGACATTATCTGTGAGACGTTTAACAGCCAGGGCATACCGTCCCTGATAGACATAAACGGGCAGCATTTTGCCAATATAACAGATTACCCAAAGATGACCCACGACGATATCGAAGATGTAGACATTGAAAAAATGGCATCATTTATCAAAGATATGACGGGAATTGGCGTCTTAGTGCCGGATGACGGCCTGGAAGATTATGTAAGGCAGGCAGGGCATCTTCCAGAGAGAACTTCCGACACCAGGGAGACAGACCGCACCAGGCAGAAACAGCAGGAAGAAAACCAGCCCCCGGAACCGGATACAGCCGCAGGGACAGAATCTGGGGAGGAAGGGGAGGATATACCGGATGAAAAGAGAGAAGAGGCGAAAAAACGCCTTGGAAGGGGGCGGGAAGTATGGGATTCCGGATAATTGACCCCAGGAGGAAGGTAAAAAAGGCAAAAGCAGGGAACAGTCAGGAGGTTTTGGACAGGCTGGAAGAATTTTTAAATAGTGCCGAAGTTACCGGGGAGCCTGTAGAAGTCCTCTGTGGGTTTTGGGAAGACCAACAGAACGCCATATCTTACCAGGAATTAAGAAATGCTGTACAGGACGGCGGCATCAGCTGGGAGACACTGCAGCTCTGGGCACAGGATTATTCCATGTTGGTGGCAGGCAAACTTAGTAAAATGTGGTCAGATGCAGTAAAAGCAGGCCCTTCCGGTCAACCGGTATTGGATGGGCTGAAAGGATTTTCTGCTGATACCCATACCCCGGGAATCTTAAAGTGGATAGATGACCGGGGGGCGGCATTTGTCACTGCCTGTACAGAAGAGCAGAAAAATGCCATTTCAGCCCTTCTCACAAAGAAAATGAGGGATGGGCATACTGTAGACGAACTGGCACGGATGATACGCCCTTGTATTGGCCTTACAGAAGGGGATGCGAAGGCTGTGGCCAGACACTATGACAGTATTGTTGCCACGCTGAAAAAAGAGCATCCCAGGATGAAGCCGGAAAGCATCAGAAAGAAGGCATTAGACGCTGCCCAGAAGAACGCTGAGAGGAAACACCGTGCCAGGGCCATGACCATTGCACGGACAGAATGCGCTTTTGCATATAACAAGGGTGCGGATGAAGTGGTAAGGCAGGCGCAGGAACAGGGATATCTTGGGAGAATGAAAAAAAGATGGAGTACATCAGGGGATGACAGGGTGTGTTCCACCTGCAATGCCTTAGAAGGAATGGAAGTAGACATGGATGCTGAGTTTAAGTTCCCCGGGAAAATCCTTTTTCCCGGGCACCATCTTCTCCCGCCGGCCCATCCAAGGTGTGCATGTGCCATAGAATACATAGAAGAGGAGCCAGCCGGGATGTTTTACGGCAGGCAGGAATTAGGCACCGGGGATAACCGGAATCTTCCTGATATGGAAGAGGAAACGCCTATGGAGAAACTGGGAGAGATTGACCCAGCCAAAACGGAAGAGGCGTTGGGGCATTATGGGAACCTGTTCCGAAATGATACGGTGGAAAATGTAGTGGTCATTGATAAAGCCGGGAATGTATACCATGCTGCAGGGGATGCATCAAGCGTTGGAATAAGCGGTATTGACCTGGCTGGGGCATCCATTACGCATAACCATCCGGAGTCTAACGGGATGATTTCTTTTGGAGAAGCGGATTTCCGGTTTATGAAAGAAAATCCAGATATTGCAGTGATGCAGGCCGTTAATAAATATTTTACTTATAGTGCTGTTCCTCTGGATAAAATTAAGGAAATATCTTATAATGAAATATATCGTGAGGCGCTCATAAGGAAACTTGAGACAACGGAAGAGGATCTGCAGCATTTGGCAATGGAAGTGCTTGCGGAGAAAGGGGGAATTATCTATGGCAGAAAGACAGTTAAGTGAACAAGAGCAAAAGGAATATGATGCAGTTTTACATGAGTGGATGGAAAAAGTAAGTGAAATTCCGTCATATGAAGAAAGAAATCCTGACAGCAAGAGAGGACAATGCCTGGATAATGGTTATAATGGGATGTATACGGAACTAGAGAAGATTTACAGGCCAAAACTGGAAAAGATTCTTGGAATTGAAAGCCCGGTGAAAAAAAACGCCCCCCTAAGGCCCAAAATGAAGAAATTTTCTGACATGATAATGCCAAACCCAAATGGTTTCCCGGCAGTTCCGGGAAAATAATAAAAGTACAGATTTATCGGCTGCCATCCGGCAGC